TCATGAAAAAACATGAGTATAATAATAAATATAATATTAAATATAAAAATACTAAAGAAACAATTTCCAAAAAAGAAATTATTTCAAGTGATATTGGTGATAAATATTTAGATTTAGAAAAAGAAGATTATTTTAAATTGGTAAAATATTGTAAAGATGAAGTGAATAATTCTCCTGATTACGAAGTAGAACGAATATTTATAGAAGATTTTGAAAAAAATGGTATGAATATAAACCAAACTTGTCTAATTTTAGCACACCAGGATTTTATAGAAGATAGACCAAGAGCATTTAAAAACTTTACGAATGGTAAATATAATCCATCAGAATATTATACTTATTTCAAGGAGTGGTTTACAATTGAATATGAATTTAAAGAAACTATAAATACAACATAAAAAAATACCTAATGTACGAAAAACTATATAAAGTATTGGTAAAAAAAGATATATCACATCACAAGGCTGTAAGAATAGTAAGTAATGAAAAATTCATAGAAAAAAATATTGACGACATAATGTATTTCATAAACGGAAAAACCTCACCAGAATACTTCTATAAAAAATACAAAATGTGGTATATGACACAAAAGAAAAAACAAAAATCAATTGACTGGTAAATACTTTAATAATAAAAGTAACATAACAATGAATCAAAAATTATATAATGGTTTAACAAAACTAAAACTCTCTCATAAAAAAGCTTATAGAGTATCTAATAATAAATATTATATCGATAATAATATAGAAAAAATTATTCACTTTCTTGATAAAAGATGCGACTCAGATTATTTTTTTAAACAATATCTAAGTTGGATTAAATTTAACAAAGAAAATCAAATCAAAATAGAAGTATAGATTGGTAAAAATATGAATTTCAAACAATCAGTAATCAACAATACCAAATCAATAAAAATAGAAAATATTTTAAAATATAACGAGTTTTTACAACAACAAAAAGAATTTGAAATAAAACAAAATAAAGAGATAAGAAAAAAACTTGGATACCTTGATATAGATTTAGAAGTATTAAAAACTATATAACTCAATCATAAGATTTTATAATAAAAAAGTGTTTTAACGTAATAGATAATAGATAATAGTAAATAGAAAGATAAAAAATAAGATAAAAAAACAGAATGAAAAATAAAATACTTAAAGCTATAACAAAAATAGAAGGGAAGCAAATGACAGTAATTGCAAGTAATGAAACTATTGATAGAAGTGGGGAATCTTTAAAAATAAAGGATTGGGATTTTAAAAATTTCAAAACCAATCCTGTACTACAAGCTGGACACTGTTATGACCCATTATCAACAATTGGTATCGCAAAGAATATTAGAATATCAAACAATAATGAATTAATATTTGAACCAGAGTTTCACGATATAACTTCCTTAGCAAGAGAAATTAAAAAAATGTATCAAGATAAAATTTTAACCGCTTGGAGTGTTGGATTTATTCCCGCACAAAAAGATGGGGATAAAAATGAATTACTTGAAATATCAGCAGTTGCAGTTCCAGCAAATCCAGATGCTTTGACTTCGTTGAGTATAAAAAGTCTTGAAGAAAGTAACAAAGGTGATGATATTAGAATTAAAGAATTTATTAGTAAAAATAATATTAATGAACTCAAATTAGAATTACTAAAAAAAATATCAAACGAAGCAAGTAGAGGAATATCAACTCATCAATATAACAGAAATAGCTATTAAAAATATGAAGAAAGATAAAACAAAAAATTTAGATGATATGATTATCAAATTGAAAAAAACAATAAAAGAAAATGAAATAATAATATTAGCATCAAAAGAAAATATGGCAACGGTAATGAATGATGATGGAAATATAGATACAAAACAAGACATCTATATAATAGAAGATGATTTGTTTTTCCCTGGTAAAATTAAATGTAGAAATTTAATTAGTAAAAATCATAATTTCAAATGTGAAGAATTATGGTGTGAATATTTTGAAGTCGATGAATTAGAAGCTAAAACAATACGATGTGAAAGAGCATTTTTTTATAATGTAACTACAGATATTTTAACAGCTAATAAGTGGATATTAGGTAAGGAATTAAAATGTAAAAGATTAACAAGTCCAATGGCTACTGTTATGAATTTACAATGTGATGAAAATAGTATTCAATGTCAAAAAGTAATATCAGGTTCAACCACTTCGAGTTATTAAGTGGTGATGTATTAAATGAATTGGTAATAAAAGTAAATTAGTAACGTGTTGTAAAAATAAAGTAATAATTCAAATATGAAGGAGGTCGTTTTTTGCCTCAGTTTAAATTTTATTCCGGACTCATGGAATTTCATTTATTGTTTTCATTGGATGGAGTATCTACTCCCTCCTTTATACTTGAATTTATAAGAGAGTCTGATAATTTTTTAAAGATTGGTTTTTAAACTAAATATTTAATACCAATTATATTACTATTCTTCCCCTAAGAAATTAGGATACAACGGTATCTTTAAAGTTTGATTCTATTTTAAAAAAATCCAATTTGCATTTTAATCTTCATATTACAAATTTGGTGAGAAACTTTGCGGTTTCTCTTATAAATTCAATCACACCCTTCAATTAAAAAACGGGCAATGTGATATAAAAGTCGATAAACAATTAAGGGCGCACTCTATGCCTATGTAATTGTTCTTTAAAAATAAATAATAATAAAAAAAATATGTTAGACAGAGAAATACAAGAAGCCGCTGAAGAAGTGGTTGAATCTTTGGGAATCGATAGAATGATGAAAAAGATTGAGACATTAAATGATAAATTAGATGGTAAGACAGCAAAAAGAGTGTCAAATTTTAATTTAGAAGATTTAATGACAAAGGATGTTAACGATATGACATCAGAAGAAAAGATTGTAGGATTTTTTCAAGCCGCATTACAAAATAATACGGTAGCATTAAAAGCACTTTCAGAAGGAACTCCAGCAAGTGGTGGATATTTAATCCCTGAAGAATTTAGAAGTGAAGTTGTTAGAAGTTTAGGCGACGGCGGATATATGAGAAACGAAGTAAGAGTGGTTCAAATGAAAAGAGATACAATGAATATTCCATCATTGGCTTCCAGACCAAAAGTTACTTGGACTGAAGAGAATGCAGTTAAGTCAACTACTACAGCTCACTTCGGACAAATAACATTGACAGTAAAAAAGATGGCTGCAATTCTATATTCATCCGATGAGTTAATTGATGATAGTGAAGCTGATTTAGTAAAATTGATTGTTGATTTATTTGCTGAAACAATCGGTGAAGAAGAGGATAGAGTAATTTGTCAGGGTAATGGCACAACTCAACCAACTGGACTTGTAACTGCGAGAACAGCTACAACAATTGCATCTGTTGCTTGTGAAGGTAATTTAGATTTTGATGATATTCTGAATTTAGTTTATTTGCTTCCAAATAAATACCATAAGACTTCTAAGTTTTATGTAAATAGAAATAATATCAAAGAGTTGAGAAAATTAAAAGATGATAATGGTAGATACGTATGGGCAGACCCAATATCTGCAGGAGTACCTCCAACAATATTTGGTTATCCAGTAATCGAAGCAAATGATTTACCAGAATCTGAAATTTATTTCGGAGACTTAAAAAAGGCTTATTGGTTAGGAGACAGACATCAAATGAGAGTTAAAATTTCTCAAGATACTACTCAAGCATTTACTCAAGATGAAACAGCAATTAGAGTTGTTGAAAGACTTGCAGGTAATGTTGTATTAGCAGATGCCGTTAGAGCATTAATAACTATTCCATAGAATCTTATATTAACCTGCGAAATTCGATATAGTTTTATATTAGAGGGGGTACTTACCCCTCTAAACCACCGCATCAAAAAACTATTACTAATTTATTCATAATCAGCGGTGGTGATGAATATTTTTAGTGATAGTTTTTTTATTAAAATATATATGAAATTACAATTAGATATAGTACAATGTAAACACATCAAAAAAGATGGTCAAAGATGTAATGGAAGGAGAATGAAAGACTCTGATTTTTGTTATTGGCATAATCCTAAAATAACAAATGAAGAAAAGAAATCAGCAAGAAGTAAAGGAGGTTCATCAACAAATCTTACCATTAGTAAAAATGATATTAAATTAATGCAAGTTAATTCTATTGATGATTTGAATAGGATTATAAATATATGTGTTCAACAAGTATATTCTGGTAAAATTACAACCAAACAAAGCAATTCAATTAGTAAATTAATTGGTAATTATAAAGATATCGTAGAGACTGTTTTACTAACAAAAAAAATTGAGATATTAGAAAAAAAATTAAATAGCAATGGTGACATAAAAGAATTATATGAATATAAAAAATAGGTTAAAACAAATTGAAGAGGTAATAAATTTTGAAAATCAAAACGATTTAGAAATATTACAAACAATAAAAGAAGCTGAAGCAGATTTATTCAAAAGAAAAATAAATACTATTGATAAAGATAAAATTAATATATTGGTAAAATTATTAGATAAATTTTCATCATCAATAATAATAAATGATGATATTATATTTGATTATTTAACATATATGGACGTTGATATAAATACAAAAGGTTTATCTCAGATAGATTTAAGAGTTAATTTTGAAAATTATTATAGAGGTAATTTTAATATATTCATAGATAAAACCATTTCATTTTTAGAAGAGAAGTATACAAAAAATGTATTTGAATTAATTAAGGATTATGATACCAAAAAATGTAACTTACGAAACTTAAAAGAAATTTATAACATTGTTATTTTATATATGAAAATGAAATCACAGAATAATAATTTGACAATACAGACTTTCTTAAAATAATAAAATGAAAATAGAAAAAAAATTCAAACAAACTTGGTACAATATGAAATGTAGATGTAATGGAGATAATAAAAATTACAAAGGAATAAAATATTTAAAAAGATGGTCAAATTATAAATTATTCAAAGAAGATTTATTCAAAGAATTCAAATCACACTACAAAGAAAATAATGGCGATACAACATTAGAAAGATTAAATTATGATAAAAATTATTCCAATACTAATTGTACTTTTAGAACAATAGAGGAACAACAACGCAACCGAAGAAATAACATTAATATAACGTATAGAGGAAATACACAATGTTTAGCTGAATGGAGTAGAAGTTTAAATCTAAATTACATTACATTATTTAAAAGATTAAAAGAATATGGTTGGACTTCAAAACAAACATTAGATATACCAATTAGAAAATATCATAATTATAAATAAATATCAATCTAATATGAATAATTATATTTGGCATTGTCCAACTGAACAGTGCAAAGAAAGAGGAATAATATTATTCAAAACAAATACACTATTATTAGATGGTGAAATAAAGTGTCAAATATGTGGAAAGATTTATACCTTTGAAGAGATATTAAAATCTAATCCAAATAATATAAAAAGATATATTAAAAATTTAAATAAATCTAAAGTATATGAATAAATTAATAAAACAGTTAAGAAAAAAGAAAAATAGAATCAGAACAATATTTAAAGAATTACAAAACATAGAAAAATATTCATATTGGTCAGATTTAATTTTATTAAATATAATAGTGAATACCTTAATCGAAGAAGATTTAAAATACAGTAAACAAGAAATTAATTCAACATTCAAATTAGTTGATAAAGAAGATTATCGTGGAACTCATAAAGATATAATATTAAAACCATTATTAAAAAAAGCAGAAGAACAAACAGTCTTTCATAAAAAAGCAAAGTAGTGATAAGGTTTTAAAACATGTAATAATGGTGTTTTGAGGGGGTAAATACCTTCATAGCGCGATTAAAAATCAAAAGCTATATAAATATACAACTCAGAAAATACACGCCTTAGATTACGTGTTTTACGATATTAATTTTATTATAATTTATATATAATGATATATAATAATATATAATACTATATATTTTTATCAATATTTCAAAATCTCATCAAAAATGATGGGTTTTTTGTTGTCTTTTTTTAAAAAAAATGCATTTAACACGGTTTTAAACGATTTTAAATCAATAGTTGTATTAATATATAGGTAAGGGTATAAAATGCGTTAGA